CCGGAGGGGGAAGTGGCGCAGGTTTCTAAACCTGAAAAGCGAAAAGCCGATCGCACTGACTACCAGGCATTCCTTCAGGCTTACAACGAAGAGGTCGGCGAGCTACTCCCGCATGCTGTAGCGCTGAGTGACACCCGCAAGCGCCGACTGAAGAAACTCATCCCACAACTTAAAACACCCAACGTTGAAGGCTGGCGAGCCTACGTGAAAGCGTTTGTCTCACAGGCCAAGCCGTTTTACTTCGGACAAAACGACACTGGCTGGGCGGCGGATATTGATTACCTGCTACGTGATAAAACACTGCTGGGTGTTCGTGAAGCTAAATTTGCTGACAAGGGGATGCAATGAGACAGGATATCGAAGCCAGTGTTATCGGCGGCCTGCTGATTGGCGGCCTTACCCCATCGGCAAGTGAAGTACTGGCGACGCTACCGGCAGAAGCTTTCTCGATACCCGTCTACCAGGCAGCCTACAAAGTCATCCAGAAACACGCCGCGGTGCGAAACCTGATTGACGGCCTGATGGTTGCTGAAGAGTGCGGGGAAGGGCATTTCGCTGACATCATGGAAACCGCCAGATCATGCCCAAGCGCCGCTAACCTGAAAGGCTACGCCGGGATGGTGTCGGAGGCATATCAGCGCCGGCTTGTTTTACAGCTTATGGACGAGATGCGCGGCCCTATCAGCAACGGAACGCTGGATGCATCAACGCAGGCAATGGATGAGCTGGTAAAGCGGCTCGGCGCTATCAGGAAGCCACGGTATCAGGTGCAGCCGGTACGCCTTGGCGATGTGCTGGATGATTACACCGAAACGCTTGAGCGGCGCCTGAAGAACGGTGAAGAGTCGGACACCATGAAGACCGGTATCGACGCGCTGGATGCTATCACTGGGGGGATGAACGCTGAAGACCTTGTGATCATCGCCGCGCGTCCTGGTATGGGTAAGACGGAACTGGCGCTAAAGATTGCCGAGGGCGTCGCTAACCGACAGCTTCCCGGTACTGACCTGAAACGCGGCGTGCTGATATTCAGCATGGAGATGAGCAAACTTCAGATTGCGGAGCGAAGCATTGCCGGTTCGGGAAACATTTCTGTGAGTGTACTGCGCAATCCGGCAAAAATGGACGACGAAGGCTGGGCGCGGGTATCAAACGGGATTTGTCATCTTGCTTCGCTGGACGTCTGGCTGGTTGATGCCTCGAAACTCACCGTTGAAGAAATCCGGGCAATCGCGGAACGGCACAAGCAGGAGCACCAACACCTTTCGCTCATCATGGTTGACTACCTCGGCCTGATTGAGAAGCCAAAGGCGGACCGTAACGACCTGGCTATCGCGCATATTTCCGGAAGCCTGAAGGCGATGGCGAAGGACCTGAAGACGCCGGTTATCTCGCTCAGCCAGCTATCACGTGATGTCGAGAAACGGCCCAACAAGCGCCCCACAAACGCAGACTTGCGCGACTCGGGCAGCATTGAGCAGGACGCCGACTGCATCATCATGCTCTACCGCGAAGCTGTCTACGACGAGAACAGCCCTGCCGCGCCGTTTGCTGAAATCATCGTGACCAAAAACCGGTTTGGCACCCTCGGAACCGTATACCAGAGATTCGTTAACGGTCACTTTATGGAGTGCGACCAGGACGAAGCCAGGCAGAAATGCACGGAAACCCACGCACCTAAGTCCGGAGGGAAACGTTACGCAAAGGGAGCTGACGTATGAGCACTTATCTGATGGCTTCTGGCATAGCGTTAAACGTGATACTGGCAGTCTTTATCTTGCTGGTTCTGTGGGCGTGGTTCGTCTGGCCTGCTGTTGAAGCTATAAGCCAGATGCGATGGTTCATGGCAATAAACCG